TATATCGGCAAGGGTATCACCGACATCATGCTTCACATCAAGTTTATCGGACCATTGCTCGATCACTTTGAGATAGTTCTCACGGTCCTTGAATGAGGTCCCACCTTTCGACATGGCGTTGTTGTACATAGAAAACAGAACATTCTTTGTCAGCACCTTGGCCCACTTGCGAATGTCCACAAGGGTATCACGCTTCGCTACGAGGGTATTCCATTCAGTCAGTGTGTTCAGGTTCAGATCAAAGTATTCTGCGAATTCACGTTGTGTACGCAGTTTGATCAGCGTGAGAATTGTCGGATCTTCGATGCAGAGTTTTTCAATCACATCATTGACGGTCCCGGATACCGGAGCAAGCATCATCGGAGGCAGTGACTTCCATATGCAGTACAATTCGAATTCACGAGGCTTGCGAGTTGCAGCCACGATTTCAGTATCACCTTTCGGAGGTTTGACCTTTTTCACTTTAGGTACCTTGACCTTTTGAGGTTTTTGTAGTTGTATGGTTTCTTCAGGTTTTGCCATATACACAAATTATACCACTTCACAATCAAATAGAAAACAAAAAACACCAGTGAAGGTGTTAGTTTGTCAATTTCTTTTGTTTGCGCTTCTTCTGTCCACGCTTCTTGATACATTCCTTCCGATCACATGTTGACCATGAAGGTATATCAAGGACATAGTTGCAATGCTTGCATCGTTTTATTTCATCAGTCATGGCATTTGATGATTGTCTTCATTGTCGGATAGTATTCACCATAAGTGAAGGCAAATTTGAAACCTTGATATTCGATTTCTTCTGCACCCTTTGCTGCTTCCAGTGCTTCAGCCCCGATGATCAACAGCCATGAATGCACCCCTTTGTCCTTCCATGCGTGTGTGATCTGTGAAGCCCGATCAATAGCATGTCCTGATAGTTGCAAGGTTGTGATCACTGTCGTTCCTCGACGATCAAGTTCTGCTTTTGCAATAGCTCCTTTTTCCCCTCCGACTTCATTCATCAGCCAGTTCAGGTATGAGATAGGCAAGCGTGTCCACCTTTCACCCTTGTGTTTTCCGAAGTCGACGATCAGATTGTGTGTGTTGATTTCTGACATATTTTTCTATTATCAAATACCACTACCATTGAAGGGAAGGGCGCTGAATTAGTAGCATCACCGAATTTGAGCCGACCTTTGATGAACCGTATTTCTGCTTTGTTGTATATGTAGTCATGAAAATATCTTGTATCAGTTCGCGCAGGCAATAAGCAAACGCATACCCCCCCCCCGCGCTTTACTTGCCTTCTTTATCCACAGCCCGATTGTTCTTCCATAAGGAGGGTTCATGAATACACTTTCGTTGTCCCAATTCTGTATGAGTCCGTTGTCTTCCTCTGTGAAGAATTTTGAACACTTTGCATTTTCTTTCGTAGCGCAAGGATCAAGAGTGAAGTTGAATTCTTCATTGAGTTTATCAAAGAACGCCTGCGGTGTTGGCCATTCCGGTGTATTGCTTGAAAAATGTACGCTGTGATTATTCATGAGTTGTTTTTGTTTTCATATCCTTGGCCATTTTTCGATATTCCGACA